NGCCAAACCAGATTTGCGAAGGTACAACCACGAGCACTTAGTGTTACCATTGGGCTGAAAGTAGTCTCAGTAGTTTGCCAAATATCAACACGTGGTTGATTGAGTGTTGGTGAACATCCAATCAAATGAGTTTGATTCATGTTCCATGTGAGACCGCTACTGAGACTATGATCGCCAGGGGCAACGAGTAGGGTATCGTTACGGCCCGATGACATTGCAGCTTCACCGACTATAAGACTGTGGGTGCTGTCGTGCCAACGATCATTATCAAACCAATCTTTCCAGTAAGCGCCAAAAGCACCGGTGGAGTTACCAACAGCCATGTGAACTTCACCGACGCACGGAATACCCGCAGCAATAAGGGTAGCGGAGATTAAATCTCTTGATCTTGCGGACATATTTAACCTCCTTATCCTGGGGAACCGTCAATGCCTCTCCAAGTGCCATAGCCCTTGGTGTGGCGCTGATAGACGGTTGCGATTGCGTTCTTGGTCCACGGATCGTCGAACATATCGAAGATCGGGTGGTCACGCCACATGAAGTTAATGTCGTGGATGCCCTTGTTCGCGGTGAGGAAGTGGTAGTCTGCTGTGGTGAAGTAGTGACAGACCATCCATTTGAGGTCTTCCTCAACGAGTGCGTTGATCTCGTTGTCGGCCCGGTATGCCTTGTGCGGTGAGCCGAGAATCTCGCGGACGGCGAACTTGTTTTTGGGAGCTACGAGGTAGAGTGACGGTGCCATGAGGCGGGGGAGTCCGCGCTCATCCGTCATATTCTCGAAGCGGATTATAGCGTTTTGTAGGTATGTCTGAGATACTGCGATTGCAGTCTGAGGCTCGTTGGCACGAGAGGTGCCGTCGAGTCCAACGTGTCCGGTGGAGCAGAGGGGTTCAGCGGTGAAGCCCATGCGATTTGAGCCGGACGAGAAAGCGTTGTTGAGGACATACCACGCGTCGACCTCTTGGCGGTTGCGTGATGCGCGAGCGAGTTCAGCGACCATCTCACGCATGATACCGTAGAGTTCGTCTCTCCATGCTTCCCAAGTGATCTCGACAGCCATACCGAAAGCGGCGGCGGTGTAGGTTTTTGTTCCGCCGATCAGGACTTCGTCGAGGGAGAAGGGTTGACCTTCAGTCTTTGAGGGAAGCGTGCCAAGACCGGATACCTGTTGGTCAGTCACAGGGTTCCATTCCATGTCTTGGACGTTGAAGAAGAGAGGATACTCTAACGGGCGCTCCTTGCCAGTGTCGACGTATACTTTGCGGAGATCAGGCGCAACGAGTGCGCTGATGTATCCTCTTGTGGTTGGAGCCATTTGTTAGTTTCCTCCTTAGTTAGATGCCAGTTTCTCTTGGTGCTTGGTTAGGTGCTTTCATGCCACCACGGAGAGTCGGATGAGTAGCAGGCTGCGCCGAAGATGAAGTAGTTGCGTCCGTAGGCGGTGCCAGTAGCGTCCTTGTTAGCGATAACGTAGCCACCTTTAGTAGTGGTCGTCTCGATTTCCAATACCCACACGTTAGTAGATGGGCAAATGGTTGCTGAATTGGTGACGAGATAGATTTTGCCTACTTGAGTGGCTTGCGTCAGGGCACTTGCAGTGGTTGCGTGTGCAACGACAGCGGAGAATACGGTTTGTGGAGTAACAAGAACCACCGTAGTATTCGCGCTTCCGTCAGCGGTAGCAGCCATTGGTGCTGTCGCAACGGCAAAAAGTCCTGTGCTGACATTACCGCTGGACATCTTGGTAACATGACCGCTAGTGTCTAGGACTAGCAATGTACCATGATCCCAGCCGGTGCTGTCATTGGCTTCAGGGTAGCTCATAAGGACTGGCGGACCACCTCCAAGCATGTACTCGTATTGGAGTCTGGAGCCTGATGTTACAGCCATTTTAGTTTATTCCTCCTTAGTTAATGTTTAGGTACTAACTTCTACGCTGGGTTACGAACCCGAGTGTCGTGTAATGGCTCCTTAGTCTTTCTTTGGGGAAGGTATGCCAGGGACATCTCCATCCCTTAGTTTCTTGTCAATATGTTGAATCGCTACCTCTTGAGCGGCAGCTTTGTGCTCCATGATTGATTCGAGAGAGCGTCCGCCAACGGACACTTGAGAGAGGTCTTCGTGTACTTTAATGCCCGATTTCTCGGAGAGTTCTTGGAGGCGAGCTTTGATGCCAAGGTATTGATCGTCACGTTTCTTAGCCTCGCGTTCTTCGAGTTCGAGGTAGCGTTCTTTGGGGATTCTCATTAGGAGTACGTCACCGATGCGTCGGGTGCCGTCTACTTCTTTGTACTCTTGGCACTCAGGGTCGGTGCCGGTGACTACGCGCCAACCGAGGTAGCGTTTTTGCCAGACTAGCTGGCTGTTGAGGCCGTAGTAGACCCAGCAGTATTCGTAGTTGGGGTCTCTGTTTGATACGCGTAGTCCGTCTAGTTCGTATATAATCTCACGGTCTGGTTCGGCGCGTTTATAGCCTGGAGGCGGAAGGTTAGCTGCTCGCATACCTTCGTCGTAGGTTTGCACGCGTAGGAGGAGTTCGTTGCGGGATGCAGTCTCCTCGGCATTGATGCCGCGTGCGCGGCACTCTTCGGTGAGTTCGTCTCGGTCCATGTGGATGACTTGTTTGCCCATTTATTCCTCCTCCTCTGGTTCGCCTCGAAAGTAGGCTTTGCCGGTCTTGTTCCAGTAGTCTTCCCAAGATTTGTAATTGAGTGACTTGTAGTAAGCCTCGTAGTTACCTTGCCATTTAGGATGGTCGGCTACGGCTTTGATAGCTTCAGGTGGAAGAACTTCTTCGGGTGCGGGGATGCGGTTCGGGTCGTCGGCTTGTTCTTGAGTGCGACCGGGTTTGCCTGCTGGGGGTTGAGTTTTGGTCTCCTCTTCGGATTTGCGCAGGTGCTCTTGGAGCTTGTGGTCGAGGATCTTGTCCATGTTGGCACCGCAGGCGTAGTTGTAGGCAGTCATGCGGACTTCGGGGTTCATGCGCTGGTCAGCGGTCATGGATTTGATTGCGGATTCGTATGCGCCTTTGACTTCGGGGATGCTGAGTAGTGGCATACTACCTGCGACTACCTTGTCGGTTAGTTGGTCGATTGCAAAGGTGCCGTAGGAGCGGAGTTCGTCGATTTGGGCACCGTACTTGATGTCGGCTTTGGCGTTTTCGAGCTTGGATATTTCGCGTTGGATCTTTGATGCGCCCTTGCCCTCTTGTACTGCGCTGTCGAACTGTTCGTAGAGTTGGTCGAGGTTCGCGTTGATTTTGGCCACCTGCTCCTCGGGTGATGGACCGGAGGGTCGTTGTGGTGCAGGTTCGCTGGGTTGGCCGAACTGTCTGAAAGATGCTGTGAGACCTTCGATCATGCCTTTCATCTCGGCGAGGTCTTCGCGGGTTGCGAACTCGGGTTTGGATTCGACGGGTGGTTCTCCGGTTGACGTATGCTTCGACAATGTGACGGAGTTCGATGAGCATTTCACGTTTGCCGAGCATGACTGTCGCTTTCTTCTCTTCGCCAGCGGCGAGCATGTCGGCTATTTGAGAGTCGACACGCTGTATGCCGCGAGTTAAGTCTGTGTAGAAGTCACCGTAGGCTGCGGCGTTGTTTAAGATGGTGCGCATCCAGAGCGGTGACTCCGCGTAGACAATTGGTGATGCGGTTTCGCGTACTACATTCTGGGCCATCTTTGTTCCTTCTCTTCGCGGATTTGTTTGATGATACTTAACATTTTTAAGTTTACATAATCCAGGATCTTATCGTTTCCTTGGCGCCTTGCTTCTTCCTTGATTTGTTTGTACTGTTCGAGCTTGTCGTACAGGTGTTCGAGAGACATTTACATTCCTTGCGGTAGTAAGGGTATCTCGCCTCCTTGGGCTTGGCCGAGTCCGCCTGCGAACATTTGTAGGAGTTGGGTTACGGCGTCCTGGGGTTGGTTTTGCATCGTGGAAGTGATCTCGTCTTCGATGTCGATAACGAAGAGTGCGGGATCGCGGACTTGGTCGAAGGTGCGGATT